GATACCGGCCACCACGGTTGCCGGAAGTGAAGCGCGCAGTGCCTGCCTGAACCCGGACTTGGTTGCCTGCTTTGCGCCGGCCCCCAGAAGTGCGCCCACCCCCAAGGTCGTTAGCCCAAAATAAGTAGATGGATCCCACACAAGACCCCAGAAAAGCCTTTTGGCGCCGTTCCAGCTTATTTCCTTTTCATCGTAAAGCTGCATCATGTAATACAGTGCGAGCTTCTGGTCGTTCGGTGCGCTCTGGAGTTTGGCCGTCATATACCCCATTGATGGAATATTGTAATTAAACCACCCCATAGCCTCGAGACCCCACTGTGCAGCGGCCTCATCCGTCAGGTTTCCTTCCGCATCAAAATCACCGGCATTGTCTTCCGTCCTTTCAACGGCAGAAAACAAAGGCATCAGCCGTCTTGCGCTTTCAACCCATAACCTGTCAGACATAAGGCTGGTTTCAGTTACCTGCCGCGGCGCTCCCTTTTCAAGATTAACGGGCTTATCATTTTCCAGAACATAATCGGCATCGTAACCGGCTGCGGAAATATCCTCATGTACCTCTTTGGGAACGCCGGAACTCCGCACCCCCATGGAAACAGCGAGATCGTCTTTTGGGAGAATTGCACCAATCATTAATCTCCCCCCCGTAAATCTTTTAATTGGCCCTTACGATTAGGATCAGGTTTTTTACCTCCAGATGGGTCGTTAGCATCCCTCTGGGAAATATACTGCTCCAGCGCATTCAGCATAATCATCTGGGTTGCGAGAACAGAAGGCTTTCCTTTGAATTGATTTCTGGTTGCGAGCTTTGCATCTGAAACATCCTCAAGCGTCCATTCACCCAACTTCTTTGAGACAGGTCCGAACTGCGGCCTCGGTATGGCGTTAAGCTCAACCTTGCCCCGGGTTCTAAAAGCTTCAAGGGCATTTGCAAAAGCCGTGGCGGGGGGTTCTGGATCTTCACCGCTAATCCGCGCCTCAAAATCAAGAATGATTAATGCCGCACGGTCCTTGGCCCCGGGCAGAATCTTATCAAGCCAGTCAGCTGAAGAGACTATTTTTTCAAGGGCTGCGGAATACCTCTTCTTTTCCCTTTCTGCCTGAGTGTTACCTTTGGCTGCAAGCGCCCTTCTTTCAACAATTTGAAATGCTTCAAAAGTTAATTCTCCATTTACTCCAAGCTTTCCTTCCGCATCCTTAATGATTTCATCAAGATCCTTATTACTTGTTGCATTCCTGATTCTGGAAAACAGATCTTTTATTGCATCTGAATCGCTTTCAACGGGATCTTTATTGACAACATCAGCACTCAGATCAAGATACTGTTCATAGTTGATTAGGCCGTCTTCCAGCTTATCAAGAAGAACCGTTTCCGTAACCTCATCATCTGATGTATCATCTGTTCTCTTCTGTTGGATAATTGACTTTTTAAGCGTTGCAGTCTCTTTGGCCTGATCCGTTTTCTTGTTAAAGATTTCCCGCTTTTTGCTTTTATCAAGAATATTAAGCCGGTTTTCATGCATTGTCCCGACTTCCTTCTGGAGCTTGAGCTTTTCAGTGTCATCAAGCTGGTTCCAGAAAGACCGAAAGGCTTCATTCTCGTCATAGGTTGGATAACCAGATTGAACCACATGAACTTTGGGAAAGTTATCATTAGCCATCCATTTAGCCAGATCGTCCAGATCTTCTGTTGGAGTTTCCCTGATTAGCTGGTCAATCGCCGTTTTTACAAAGTTTTTCTTAAACTTTAAAGCGTCCTTGGTTCCTTCCTCAATACTTATATGGCCGTTTTTAACAAGGGTATTAATGTCCCTCATGGCGCTTTTAAAGGCAATCTGTTTTTCAAGCCTGCCTTCTCTGGGATTAAACATTTTTGAATAGGAGTTAAGGCTAATGAGCAGATTGCCTTTTGCCTTGTCGGCAATGTTCGCTACATAATCTTTCTGGATGTTAATGGACGTTTCAGCCCGTAACATTCCAAATGATTTGTTGAACTCATCAAGGGAAACCCTGGATAACCCCGCAGATGACTCATCGAAAATAGTTTGTATCCGACCCTCGGCAACCCCCAAAGCCTGACTTGGGTCCATCTTGGACAGTTCCGTCCTGAGACGACTTAGCTTAATCTTTGCATTAATATTTGCGTGTGAAAGGGCCTGTTGATTTTCTACCAGAAAAATATTTTCAGCAATCTTCTTACCAATACCTCCAAGCTGCTGAAGCTGTTTGCCCATGGGATCTTCTGCCGGAACATAATCAAGCGACCCCACTCCCGTGGTTGAAGGTGCCTGTGCGGTGGAAATGAATGTCGGAAGTTCAGACATTAGGCGTTCCTCAAGAGACTGTAACCTGTTCCTAGCACCTCACCGGCCATGGCAACATTTGTCGCAGGCTGAACCAGTGAAGCATTAATGCGGGACTGTTCTGCCGCGCTACGTTTTCCTGCCGCACCGGCTCTCTCGGCTGCAGCAAGAACCGTACCCTGATTTATAATATTAAGATATTCAAGCTGGCCCTCTGCTGCCGTATCAGTGGCAACCAGCAAAGGACTATCCTGGTTAATGACTACACCGCTTTTCGCTGTTTTTGGAGACTGCTTTCCTTTCAAAACAGCCAGCCGACGCTGAAAAGTATCAGCTTTGGCCTGTGAAGACCATTCAGCCATTAAAGCATTATTTTCTCTAACCTTGGCATCGTATTCACGAATTTCAGCCTGACGCATCAGGTTGGCCTGCATTAGATTGGACTGCTGCTGCATTCCATAAAGATTCGTTGCAGCCCCCCCTAACTGCATTACAGTGCCTAAACCTGAACCCATTCCTAGCAAAGCGCCACTTGCAAACGGCACACCACCATACCCAATAAGGCCAGCAGTGGCACCAGCCCCAACACCACCAAAAGCACCAGCAACTTGAGCCGTACCAAACAGAAGAGGAGGACACATATTATTTATCCATCGTGAGTTATAATGCGCGTAATAAGTGCGGTGATGTGGGCAGGCAATGGCTCATCATTAATATACATTAATTGACCATCTGTATCCCATCCCCCGCGGATGTTTACTTTCTTATCACCGGTAAACAACGGTGGCGAACTGTCCATGGGGTCAGATCCAGTTCGGAATATAATCTCATCTAAATTGGATGTGTCCGGCCCGACTTTTCCGCCTAGCGTATCAATTAAGCGAAGAGTAACTTCAAAGTCTCGTTTGGTCTTGCTCTGCGCTGTGCCGTCATCGCCGCCAGCCTCTGGCCGCAATGTCTTCATGGTGCATTGCTGGGTGAGTCCAATCTGTGCCTTGACCACCGTCGGATCAATGGAAGTGACAGCACCCGAAGATACATTGCGCTTGGTATAGACCGAACCGTCGCCCAGGATGCTGACAGCTTCACCTTCCAGGTGATCCAGGCCACTGATGCTCGCAGTCGCCGTGCTTGAATATGTAAGACCGCTGTCGACAAAGAATGCGTCAGCTTTTTCTTCATCTTCTTCAGTGTCAAATTGATTAGATAAATATTCAACATATCGCCTTGTCACTCCGTTGATGGTTCTCTGGACAATCATCCAGACCTCTTCCTCGCCTGTGGTAGACGAAGGAATGACCGCTAAACTCTCAACAATAGGAATAGCCTGATCGGTTGTCGTCAGCCGTGTCGTATCAGAAGACACAACAGTAAGCGGCCCAGCACCGGCTCTCGTTGTTTCTTCAATAGTGACAACCGCCGCCGCCGGGTTGGCTACCGTAAAATCTGCATGGGCGTTGATGGCCGTATAAATATTATCTGCCGTTGTGTTATTATTAGTCTGCGTTCTAAATTCATCCGTTCCGGCAGTTCCTGTCGTAGAAGTGAATGTAACTTTTTCACCATTTGATTTTGTAAATATCAGCGTGGTTCCTGCGGTGATGTTTGCATAATCCGATACCGTGACAGTACATGAACCTGACACGCCACCCAGCTTATGACGGTGCCATGCGACAACCTGCTGATCACGCAAATAAGTCATGCCAATCAACTGCCCGTCAGCCTTCACTCCCCAGATAACCGTTGAAGGTTCCTGCTGATATGCAATCTCCGTAACTCCGCCTTTTGTCACTTGGTTGGACAGGATCGTTAGGTCAGGTGATTGGTAACTATCAGAGTCGAACAGGTAGGCAAACTCACGAATCTTGCGCTTTTGCCTCTGTATAAAGATAACAACATTATCTATTCGGATGGGCGTATGGCTTGCCGATCCCCGGGTTCCTTCCCTGACCACCCTGACATTTGTCGGGGTCAGCGCGTCTGCCGTGGTTGATCCTGAGATAATAAACTCGCCACCTACCGTGCCAATCGCCATAACTTTTCCAGGTGAAAGCCATTTTATAACATTAACCTGGTCTGTCGCGAGCGTGTAAATCGTCGGGTCATCATCCAGAGTTCCTGGGGTATGGTTCTCATAATCGCCAGACTTTGATCCCCATAGTGTTTGGGGTTGCTCCGTTGACCCTGCCCAGAATAATCTCTGCTCATAAAATGCCACTGCCGCCGGGAAGCCTGTCGTGTCACACCATGCACCCAGACGCCACTTGGTTTCCCCGCTTGTTCCTCCAAAAGTTTCATTGACCGTAACCGTAACAACCGTTGTGTTTGTTCTGGCCGTGACTGTAGCGTAACCCCACTGGATGCCACCATCTCTAAGGAACTTCCAGGTGCAGCTATTGTCGACGATTTCATCGCCTTCGCCGCTTGGCCCGCCCGACCCATCAGACGTTCCAGCCTTAATGCATTCGTAGACGTTTCCACTATTTCGCTTAACGTCACCAACGGAGTAGCTAGTGCTTGCTGCCCATTCTGCGGCCTGATGACCGATCGATATAATCCGACCCACATCCGTCGTCTGGAAACCATCGCCACCATTAATCCCGTCAACCGCACTGGCAGTGATCGTTCTTGAAGATCCTGACGCATGGCTTGGCGTCAGGGTTGTGGTTGTTATGTTTTCGTCCTGATACGGCCCGTCGGTAAACGTGATATCAGAGATCGTCCACGACGTATGACCGGTGCGTGTTAACTTTCTTGGCGTGTAACTAGGGTGCGCGATATAGAGAACGTCAGCCGACTGAGCAAACTGCAAATCAAAGAGATCTGCCGTGGCATAAGTCGTCGTTACCGTATAGACCCGTGCCGCCGTACCCGCAGAGCCATAAGCCGTAAAGGCACTGGAATTTATGTTTGTGTCATCAATGTCTGTAAGCTCAAACGTATTCGTTGTTTTGTTTTTTATCTTGTAATACTTGCCGTTCAATTCAGTCATGCCGACGATAGAGGAAATATAGATTTCATCGCCGTTGGAGTAGCCATGTGAGGTTGCCGTCACAACGCACGGGTTGGCTTGAGTTGCCCCGCTTATAGTTTTATTCGCTTCAAGGATAGATCCATTATCCTTATAAAAACGAACGTATAAATTTCCAAATTCTATGCAGTAAGCCTGGGTGGTTGAAAACTCAAAAGGGATCAGGCGCGTCTTTGCGCTTGATGTCTTGACCTCTTTAACGAAACGGGTTCCCGGTCTGCGTGTAATTCCACCGTGAGGCTGTACGATAAAATTTTCTAATGTCTCTGCACCATTTTGATACTTCGTAATATCAACACGGCCAAAGAGATCCTTTGACAGCTCTCCAGCCGTCCAGTTGGTCTTGATCTGCGAAACGCGGGACATCTATGATCTCGCTTCAAGCCATGTGTTTTCACTGGCCGATAATGTCTCCTGTGCGTCAACAAGACGCGCTTCCTGAATTAAAAGCCTGTATGCGGATGATGCCCCCGTGACAACCGTTTGATTGGCCGTAATTTCATACGCCACATCCGATGCCAGACGCATGGCATAGGCTTCGGTGAACTTGGCATCGTAAATCGATGTATCCGTGATGTCGGCAATATACAGAATGTTTAAAGGAGCCGCGGCATCACTGACGATGTTGCGGCCTTCAACGGCCCATTCCTCTGTCGTGTCCACTTCAATGATGCGGAGACAGTCTGAAGGCCATGGGAATGAATTCGTGTATTCCCAAACAGGTGCGGTTGTGTCGGCGGCAAGCGCGACACGGGTCATGGCAAAATTCCAGGGATGGTCGCGAAGACAATATTGCCGTGACTGTTCATGGATGCGATTAATTGCGCGGCCCTCAACCGTATCATCTGTTAACGCCGTGATGGGGTTGGCGCCCAGATAGGTCAGACCTTTGTTGGCAATGTCTACGATTGATCCGGCCATGTAAAATCTCCAAAAGAAAAGGGGAGGGACAAGCCCTCCCCCATTCCGTTTTCGTCAATCGACGATGTAATGGATGATGAAGCTCATGTCACCACCGGTTCCACCAGCCGCAGACATAGTAGCTGCGATGTAGTAGAAGCCGCCCGGATCAGTTGAATCACCAGCCAGTTCGTACATCTTCTGACCGCAAGTGTTGATGTCAGCCGCTTCGTGGCGAACATCCGCAAGCGCAGCAGCATCAGCGACTGCCGTGGCAAAGACATCTTCGTCTTTAACCACACCAGCCGTGGTGTAGATGCCGACATTGAACGTGCAGCTTCCACCAAACGTATCAGACCCGATGTAAAGATGCGGGACTGTCGCGTTGGACGGAATCGGAGCCAGCATAACGACATCATCGTCATCGCTGTCCCCTGCCGCAAGAGCCACAGTGCCTTGTGCAATTCGCACACGGCCATGCAGTTCAGCAACATCGTTCAACGTCGGAGGAGTGGCCTCAAAATTTGTGACCAGATCGGTGTTTTTAGTACCCATTGATCATCCCTCCTATGTTGGATCGCATTCGATGTAGCCCACCAACTTTTCCTGCATACGGGTTGCACCGATAGCCATCGATGCGAAGACTTGCGTCGCATGATTCTTGTCGGCCCGCTCAGAAATCTTGATGGACGGTTCAGCGCCTATGGCCAGCTTCATTCCGGCTTTTTGCCAGAACAAGACTTTGTGGTCAGAGTTGCTATCTGTGCCAATAAGCTCAGTACGGATGAAGGTGAACCCGAGAAATGAGTCGACGTCCCCGCTAACGAGCGCTTTCACGCTGGCATAGTCTGAACTTGTGACTTCGGTTTGACCTAGAAGGTTCTGAAGCTGTTTGGCATTAATGATCATAAAACGATCACCATCCTCGGCCTCATTCGCATCTAGAATCTGCTTGGCAGCCCGGAGCTTTCCAACATTTAAGCCGGTGTCGGCAGCAGGTGAAATACCTACCTGAACATCAACTGTATTGGAGGAATCATAGGACGTTGAAGTGCCACCAGCTACGCCTGTGTAGGCGGTGCCGTCAGCAGCAGAAACGATCTCCGAGTCCATGGCACGGCCCATAGCCCAGGCGGCTGCGGACGCATATGGGCTTTGAGGGTCGACAAGCATTCTGACAGAATCCTCGTTGTCAATGAGGTCGGCCCAATCAAAATCGACTAGGGAAACCCGACGCCTGGCATGGGGTGTGTCCATCCTGGGCGTGTCTGAATGCCGGCTGGTGCGCTGTTGAGCGGCTGTGCTTCCTATCTGCTCAAAGAACGCGTTCTTGCCCACTACTGTCTCAACTGAGACGGCTTCACGAAGGCGAGAACCCTTCTGTTGAACGAGATGTTCGACATTGCCTCGATATTGCTCAACAAACGCCGTAGTGATTTGAACTGACATTTGTCAATTCTCCTTTTTCACTGGTTGCGTTTATGGTGAAGTGGTTGTCCCTACGGGGCCACGCGCCGTCTTTCCGGCCGTCAAATGTTGGGCCTAATGGTTATCCAACGGATACGTTTTGCGCTACGGCTTCAGTGCCATGCGCTAATTCTGCCAATCTCTGCATCTTCTGCTTTAACGGCTTGTTCTCTGGATGGGCTTCATCCCAGAATGCCGGGTTTGCCCGGATTGCCGCCATTTGCTCCGCAGCCATTTCAGGAGTTGTCCCAAATGCACCAGAACTTTCGCCTTCCTTGAACTGAGGCCCCGATCCCAGCGTCATGCCCATTTTCACAAAAGCACGGACAACATGGGGGTTGGACCCAAGACCGCTGCTGGAAAGCAGTTCTTCAAGCTCCGGGGAACCGTATTCCCTCAAGGCCCTTTTAGCCGCTTCCACACGCTGTGGGAAAGCATTTCCATATTCCTTCTGCAATTCACCTTCCCACTGTGACTGCTGGTCTGCGGCCTGATTCTGTGCCGTTTCGGCTTGCGCCATCATGTTCTCAACAAAACGATCATGCAGACCTTGCGCCATTGATGCCGGTAATTTCATTTCATGGGCAGCAGTGCGGAACCAGTCCGATAAATCCTGACTATAGGCTTCAAACCCCTCCGGTGCGGCCAGTTGATAATCTTCCGCCTTTTCCGGCGTTCCCAGCTTCTGCCAGCCTTCCCATTCAGTTAGGTTGCTGCCTTCAGCCGGAAGCACCACTTTGTCTGCGCCGACCTGTTTTTCCAGATTGACATAGGACTTAAGAACATCATCAGCCCCTTTCCATCCTTTAGCTTCAATAACTTCGTGATAATCGTCCAGACCCTGCGTCCAATCTGTTGCGCCGTCTGGGTTGCCCGTCGCGAGGATGGACCCTTCTGCGTCATTCGGCATCTAATTCATCTCCTATTGCTAATGATAAAAGTTTCTCTTCATCAATGCAGAGGATCGACAAAATCCTCCGCACCATATCCTGGGAACCATGTGTGTGCTGTAATTCAGCACTGTCCCTCTGTCCGCTAATCGTCAGGATGCCACTAGCCTTAATAAGATCCAGCAAGATGGCCTTACCCTGTGGGGTATACAGAAATATTTCCTTATATGCCTGGGCTAGTTCAGCCTGGGCTTTATGTTGTTCTGGCAATTACTGTTGCCCCATTTCCGCGATTTGAGCGACCTTCAATCCAGCGTCAGCCAACTGCGGTGCAGCCGCCGCTCCGGCCTGCAGCATTTCTGCCTGTTGCCTCTGTCCACGCATCTCAGCCACTTCATTCTCATCACGCATGATTCTCTGTGGTGCGCCGTTAATCTCGGCCAAAGACCGCGTAATTTCGTCAGTGTTGAAATTATCCATGACGGAAGGATCAACGACAGCAATGGCTTGAACGCTTTCCAGAGTTCTTAAAATTCCAACTCCTTCCGGCGCCCTCATGGCCTGTGTTAGTGGTGAAACATATTCAATTTCGTATTCACCCCCGGCCTCATCAAGAATAGGCGGCTTCGGAGGAATTAATCCCTGCTCGGAAAGAACGGAAAGTTCACGTTCTATAAGTGGTCCCAGCGTCTCAGACTGCTGCCTTCCTACCGTAGGCGCGAGCAAGGCCCCCTTCTCCTGGGCGCGCTGCAGAACTTCCGTTGCAGTCATAGAAGGGCTGTCAACAAGGATCTGAAATAAAGTCACAAGGAAGGAATCATTTATTTGCTTCCTTCTCTGCTCCATCATTTCAAGGCCAATATCCACACGCGCTCCTGTAAAGAGAGGCTGGATAGGAGCCTGCGACCGGCCATCCATTCTTGCAAAGGTTGCGGCCCCGGGCTTGGAATTGACGGGGAGAATCACGCCATCGTCTGCAATAATCAAAGGTGGGTCCACAGCCTTTTGACCAGCGCGGATAACCGTCTTTGACATTTCATTTATCATTTTGATGTCAGGCAACACTGTCATACTTGGGCTGCGGCCATAAATTTCCCGGGGACCGGTGTTATACCTCGAGAGGATATAACCCATGTCGTCCATGCCGCCTTCCTCAATTAACTGCTGCTCCTTAACCTCATAATAGCCTGAGAAGAAACGGCGGTTCTTACGGTCCCGTGCATTTATATCACGATCCGTCCGTGGGCAGCAGACATGCAGCAGCTCAACCTTGTCATCAGGCTTTTCAGCCGCCAGCTTACGGAGGTTGGAGGATAGATCACCATCCTCAAACATGCGTAGTGCCTGCCGTGCCGTTACCTTGAAAGTGCGGAATACCGTATCAATACGGCCCATTTCGTTCTCGGCAAGGTACAGGTCCGATAGATGAACATGCCGGTACATCAACCCGCCTTCAGGATGTTCATCAACGAACATGCCGGCAGTGCCGAACGCACCGATCGACATATAGCCTTCATGCATCTGGGAAGAAAAAAAGGATTTCGGAGAATACCGATAGGCAAACATAATGCTTGTCACCTGGTCAAACCAGAGACGGACCTGATGATCCTTGTTAAGCATGGGGTTGGTGGAACGTAACTGGTGCCACCTCGCGCCTCTTGGTGTCAGAAGACTCTCGACGGCAGACGCAAAGCGTTCACAGGCGAGGGCAGCGGTGGCGTCATATAATTTAGATGTACGTTTATCGCCTGCTGTCAGCTCACCCGTGAAGATACGCGAGCGCGGTAAAACACGCTCGGCTATTTCTTCCCAATGACTTTCCCAGACGGCCCTGTCATTCTTGAGACGGGCAAACCTGGAAAAGATTTCCCCGGTATTCGGAGCAGCCATTTAAACCCCTAACAACGTATTTTTCTGAACTGCTGCAACATCAGTGTTGCGTGGAGTTCCCATTAACGTGCTTTGCATTCCGTTGCGCGGTGCGGAACCACCACCGTAATTCGCCGCAGCATCCCTCTGAGCCTTATCCAGACGCGCACCCATCGAGGATGCGGGCAGCTTCTTACCACCTGATTGCCGGTACATACCAGGCACACACATCCTATTTACCTTTAGGCTTCGGCTTTTTTGGCGGTCTACCGCGTTTAGACCCATACGTTCCCTTACCTTTCGGCATATCACCCCCCTAACAATGTCGGACGCCCGACATTCGGTTCACCCAGAACGCCACCGGCGCCCGTCATTAATGTGGATCTACGGCCCCCGGCCTGAACCCGCGCACGGCGCCTTGCCCTTGAACCGCTACCATCATCAGGCACGGAAGCAGGTTCAATGGGAGCAACAGGAGGAGGGGCAGGTGGGGGTTGAGGTTTTGGTGGACTAGGTGGGCCTACACACATATCAACCTCCTAACAAGGTTTTGCCAATGTTGGCTTCAGTTTCATCCCCCATTGATCCCGTCAGGATCGTGGATGAACGGCCTTTCATGGACAGTCTACGCCTGCGCTCCGCAGCCGCTGCCGCATTAACGGCAGGATCATCCCTCGTCGGAGG